CTATCCCAATCACAGACGAGAATAAGATTGTGGAGATACTTGTGAAGTGGTGGACAAAGAAGTATCCAATGAGCGAGGGTCAGCGTAATCAGAACTGCTTCGTTCTAGCGATGGCTTTCAATGACTTCGGTGTCAACAAAGGTCTTGCATCCTATGTATTGAATCAATACGCATCACAGGACTTTACAACTAGGGAGATTACTCAAACTATTGACTCTGCCTACAAGCACACGGCAAACTTCGGTAGCAAGTACTACGAGGACGAAGAACGCATCAATCAGATACGTGCAAAATTGAGACGTGGTGTCTCAAAAAAAGAGATACGCTTCCAACTGCAGGACTCCCACTTGGACAGCGATACTATAGAATCAGTACTCAACAAGGTGGAGGAGGAGAATGCCAAGCAAACTTTTTGGGACAGAAACGAGAAGGGAGTTATCAGAGTAGTACATATTCAGTTCAAGCAGTTCCTTGAGGACAGCGGGTTCTATAAGTACTGCCCTGAAGGTGGTAAGAACTACGTGTTTGTAAAGGTGACCAACAACTTGATTGACCATACCTCAGAGAAAGAGATTAAGGACTTCGTCTTGAATCACCTGCTTGAGTTGGATGACATCGGAGTATACAACTACTTCGCAGACAACACCCGATTCTTCAAGGAGGAGTTCCTGTCTATGCTATCAACGATTGATATCTATTTCATTGCAGACAGCAAGGATACAGCGTACTTGTACTACAAGAACTGCGCTGTTAAGATTAGTAAGGATGGTGTGTCTACGTTGGACTACCTAGACCTTGGTGGCTATGTTTGGAACGACCATGTGATTGACAGGAACTTCGTGATGTGCGGGGTGTCAAATGACTTTGACTTCAAGAAGTTTGTCAGCAACATCAATGGTGGTGATGAGGGTCGTATCAAATCCATGGAAAGCACGCTAGGATTCCTGCTCCATGGCTACAAGAACTTATCATTCTGCCCTGCAGTAATCTTAAATGATGAGGTCATCAGCGACAACCCTGAAGGAGGAACGGGCAAAGGATTATTGATGAATGCCCTGAGCAAGATGAAGAAACTTGTGGTGATTGATGGTAAGTCATTCGCATTCGAGAGGAGTTTCGCATATCAGTTGGTGTCTGCAGATACGCAGATACTATGCTTCGATGACGTGAGAAAGCACTTTGACTTTGAGCGTTTGTTCAGCGTGATTACAGAAGGGTTGACACTAGAGAAGAAGAACAAGGACGCTATCAAGATTCCTTTTTCCAAGTCTCCAAAGATTGCATTGACAACCAACTACGCAATCAAGGGAGCAGGCAATTCATTTGCTAGACGTAAGTGGGAGTTGGAGTTACATCAGTACTACACCAAGGAGTACACTCCATTGGATGAGTTCGGTAAGTTGATGTTCGGTGATTGGAACGATGACGATTGGTGTGAGTTTGACAACTACATGATTGGCTGTTTGAAAAATTACCTGAGAACAGGTCTAGTTAAATCTAAATTTGTTAACTTAAAAATCAGACAGTTATCTGCTGAGACTTGCCATGAGTTTATCGAGTGGTGCGGATTGGTTGACAACCAAGAGCGCAACGTGATGCTACAGACTGACGTGAGACTTTACAAGAATGAGTTGTATTCAAACTTCGTGGATGAGTACCCTGACTATGGTCCACGTGGAAGGATGAGCATCAGTAGGACTAAGTTCTACAGATGGCTAGTGTCTTATGCAATGTACAAGGAAGGAACGATGCCCGAGGAGGACAGAGACCAACAGGGCAGATGGATTATTATCAAAAGCAAAAAAGAAAACGATGAGTAATGTAATCATTTGGAACTACGTGTTCCACTTCAGCGAGTATACAAACAAGTGGTATGCTGTACATAGGGACAAGTACCTAGACTATTGGAGTGCTGAGAAAGACAGCTTCCTTAGTGATGAGAACCTAGATGCTTTGATAAAAAAGATAAGAGGATGATAGATGTTTTGGAAAGAATACCTGCTTACAGCAACAAGTCTATGGAGGACTATTGCGACACGTTACTATCAATCCTTACTCAGGCCTACGATACAAAAGTTGGCCGGGGTAAGAAGGTTGAAGTGGTTAAGGTATTCAAACACAAGCAAGACCAAGATGTCATTGATAAACTAATCAAAAGCAAAGAGCACTATCATAAATTAAATCAAATGAAAAAAATAGGAGGAGTAACCTTCAGAGATTATCAGGTAGACATAATCGAAAGAGGTACTCAGATACTAGAGAAGCACGGGTTCTTGTACCTAGCCATGGAGGTGAGGACAGGGAAGACCCTGACGAGTTTAGGTATTGCCGACAGGATAAATGCAGAGCGTGTGCTGTTCATTACCAAGAAGAAAGCAATTGGTACAATTGAAGCAGACTACAATCTTCTTATGCCATCCTATAAAATTAAGGTAATAAACTACGAGAGTCTTCACTTGGTAATGTACCATGAGAAATGGGACTTGGTTATTTGCGATGAGGCTCACAGCATGGGCGCTTTCCCAAAGCCAAGTCAGAGAGCAGAGTTAGTGGCCAACGTAATCATTACTAATAATCCAAAAGTAATACTGATGTCAGGGACACCAACACCCGAGAGTTACTCACAGATGTACCATCAGGTGTACGCTATACGTAAGAGCCCGTTCTTTCAGTTCCCAAATTTCTACAGGTTCTGCGACAAGTATGTGAACATAAAGCAGAAGATGATTAATGGAAGACTGATGAATGACTATAGTCATGGGGTCGAAACCATCATTGATGAGATGAAACCATACACGATTAACTACACTCAGGCTGAGGCGGGATTCAAGTCTAAAGTAAAAGAGGAAATCCTTTATGTTCCAATGAAGGACTCAACCTACAACATGATTAAGAGACTCAAGCGAGACCTAGTAATCGAGGGTAAGGATGAGACCATACTTGCGGACACTCCTGTGAAGTTGATGATGAAGGTGCATCAGTTGTGCAGCGGTACTGTAAAGTTCGAGAGCGGTAACAGCATGGTGCTAGACACCACCAAGGCAGAGTTCATTAAACAAAAATTTCAAGGAAGTAAGATAGGCATCTTCTATAAATTTAAAGAAGAATACAATGCATTGAAGCAGGTGTTCGGTGATGACTTGACTAACGAGTTGAGTGTCTTTGAAGACACTGATAAGAACATAGCCTTGCAGATTGTATCAGGTCGAGAGGGCATCTCTCTTCGGGACGCTGACTTCTTGGTGTACTACAACATTGACTTCAGCGCAACTAGTTATTGGCAGAGCAAGGACAGGATGACAACCAAGGACAGGCTAGAGAATCAGGTCTATTGGGTGTTCTCAGATGGAGGTATTGAACAGGACATATACAAAGCAGTATCAGACAAGAAAGATTACACAGTTAACCACTTTAAAAAAGATTTATTCACCAATTAAAAAACAAACAAATGAAAAGCTCAAAAGAAAAACTAACAGAATCATTCTACAACTACTTAGTTTACGAACAAATTGGTAGAGGAGAAATTGTAAACCCATTCTCTGACAACTCAGCGCAGCATGAAAGAATAAAAAAAGATGCTGAGAAAATGGCTGAACTTGCTATCAAGGAACTAGTCAAATGAAACAGACAGCGGTACAATGGTTCGCATTAAAGTTGATGCACCTAAAAATGAATCCAAAAGAAGTCTTTGAGTTTGTAGGATTTCTTGAAGAAGCCAAAGAGATGGAGAAGGAACAGATGCGTGAGTTTTATCAGGATGGATTCTTTATTCCTTTCCCAAGTGATGCAACCTTTGAAGAAATCTATAACGAAAAATATGTAAAGCAATGTACGGAAAACTAGCAATAGCAAACCCAACAACATTTACAGTTAAGCATTACGATAAAACTATTACTATTGAAATCGACCATAGCGACATTGATATCCACGAAGTAATGTTAACATTTGAATCGCTCACAATCGCTATGGGATTCGGTAAAGATAGTTTTAGAGATTGGGTAAAAGAGTCTGCAGAAATTTATGCAGAAGAGGATAAAGAAACATTCAACGATTGATATGAAAGTTTATCTAGGACAACAAGCAAAGAGCTTGTTCTACATGAGGGAAGTTCCTGTTGAATCAATAGGAGTGTTCCAATGCATAGGTGGTGATTGGGTGTATTGGTTCAACAATGGATTCACCTACGATACGGGTGTCGCTGACAGCGAAGCGGAAGCATTACAGATTGCAAAGAAAAACTTTAAACCTTACAAATATGATGACATTTAAAGTACACGGCCATAAGTTCCATGACATGGATAGGCTCAATGCTCAGATAGTAAAAGTGATGCGAAGGTTCGGGCATCAGTTTGGATACTTCGAGATAGGAGAGATGTATGAAATTGATGGCACAGTAAATCTAATCCTTGAATGACCGAGCAGCAGATACAAACAAAGTTAATCAAGGAACTAGAGGGTAAGGGATACTATGTCATCAAGTTGATTAGTACCAATAAGAATGGTATCCCTGACCTCATAGCCATACCAAGGGACTCAAGCGTTGAGTTCTACGAAGTAAAGAAACCAAAAGGAAAGGTATCTAAGTTACAGGAGTACAGATTAAAAGAGCTCGCAGCTCACGGAATTAAAGTTGAAATCTATAAAGGAATTGAATCAAATGATACTGCACAAGCACACCAAGATGGAGGCCCTGTCTCAAATAGTTAACAGGGAATTTGAAGCAAACATATTTAATTATTCAAAAAAACAAAACAACGTAAACGCAAGGAAGGTGTTTTGTAAAATACTAAGTGACATAGGATTCTCATGGGAGGACATCTGTGGCTTTATGAAAAAAAGTTACGGGGTTTATATGTACTACATGGGAGACGTTGAAAATCTTTTGAAGTACAACCCTGAAGTGAAGGAGAAATATCTAGAGTGCAAAGATTTATTCTTCATAACAATTAAGCAGGTTGTACAGGAACAATATGAGTACGTTCCTAGCAGAAGCAAAAAGATGGACTACTCTGTTTGGGACAGAAATAGTTTAGAGAAAGTTGAAGATAAGTACGATAGGATAAGAAAGATTATCGAACTTGTTGACATCAATACTCCATTGGGAAAAGAGCATTTAGTATTCGAGAAACTAGTCCAAGTGTTTGAAACTACAGTAAGACCATGGAAAGAAACCGAGACAGAGAGAATGCTAGAGCAAATAGAATTGCAGCAAGGACAGAGCTGAACCATAAGTTACTAGCAAGTATTTATGAGAATGTCGTAGATAGGGATTTCAATAAAGCAGAAATAGAATTGAGAGAACTTATATACGACCTAAGACTCATGTTAAAATCAATAGAAGAGGATGATTTTTGAAACAGAGACAGACCTAATACGGGAGAAAAAGGCTATCGAATTATTTGTCAGTATCTTCAATGGGTCCTATAAAAAACTAGGGCAATTTGATATTGACTACAAGGTGTCCGATAAAGACGGACAACTCATTGCCTATGCTGAGGTGAAGGGAAGGATACGCTCAATGAAGACCGCTTACCCATTACCAATCTCAGCAGCAAAACTAGTGAAGCTCGTTGACAAGAGACTGAACCCTGTAATCATTTGGGCCTGTGACGATGGCATCATCTACGCTCAGGCCAATCAATTGGTAGGAGAAATAAAGTGGGGCGGTCGCCCGCCCCGTGAAGGTTCATACAATGATGCTGAGCTTATGGTCTACTACGATAAGCAGAAGTGCATGAAGTATGTGAGGTACGTTTAATTATCTACCTTTATTTTTTCTAAACTCTCTGTCCTCTCTCTTGTTAGCCAATTTCTCTAACTTATTGTCAACTGAGTTGGAAGCCTTGTTACTCTTAGCCCAATCTGAGTTTGGTCCGAATCTTTTTCTCCATAGAGCAGGATTCAATCTCTTCATGTCACTCTCGTTGTCATATCTTATTGACTTACTTGCGTCATAAAGAAGTCTTTTCTTTTTCTCAGACTTGATTTCTTGTATTTTTTCAAGAGATTCTTTAGACTCTTCGCTACCAACTATCTTCATTATCTCTCTGTCTATCTCCTTCAGTTCATCCTTGTTTGAGGTTTTACTTTTAAGCTCTCTCAAGTCTTTTAGTTTTTCATATTCATCTGCACTTGGTATAGATGAATCAGGAGTACTAGCAGCCTTGCGTAAGTCTTTATAAATCTCATCGTTAACAGCTTTCTTTACGTCTTTGTAAAAAGGAACAAGACCAAATTGCCCCGCTACTTCCAAAGGAATCCTGTAATTTAAAGTCATGTCTTCCCTTCTGATAGCGTCAGCTTCTTTCTTGGTAGAGCCCTGACCTGTAACTCTGCTGTACATGGCATCAATGTTTTTACCTACCAAAGCCACAGTATTTAATGCAGGAGTATAAGGACCTGCCATGGCTATGGCTGTCTTGCCTACATCAATGTCTCTTGTTTCTCCAACAGGAAGATAAGTATATGCAATGTTGTCTTTGTAGAAATCATACTCTCCATTTCTTAGGAAATCAAGATACTCTTCGTTAATTTTTTCTACACCAACATTTATCATACCCCTAACTACGTTTCCAAAGTTTCTACCAACAGTATAACCAACAAGCACGTTAGCCAATGACCTTCCAAGCTTTTGATAGTATGTCTTCTCATCTACTTCCTCCTCATCTTCAAAGTCAAATGCAAGACCAATTGCAGCACCAACAATACCTGCCCCCATATTGGCAACCATAACCTGATAAATTACAGACCTAGTTACTAGCCCTGCAAGAACAGCTGCTGCTTTTTGCTTAGTCATGTACCCTTGGTTAAACAAATTATACACAGCACTTCTTGCTGCAGCATAATCAAAGTTCATAAAGTTGGTCATGTAAGAATTAAAGTTATTCCAAACCTTTTGTGTTAACGCTTGATTTGGTTTAATCTTACCTTTAAGGATGCCCATAAACTCATTATTAGATGCTCCTGAGTATACAGATTCTTGGTCAGCCTTTCTTGTAGCCTGCTCAATTGCATCTTCATACTTCTGCATATAATCAAGGTCATTGTTAATAATCATCTCTTGATTGACCTCTTCCCCTGTTATTCTCTTGAACTCATTCATAAAACTTCCAAACCAAAGAGGCATTGAAACCACCTTGTCAGGAGTTGACATCATTGTATCAGCTATGAATTCAACAGGGTTTTTTACATACTTCTTTAACGTAAGGTTATAAAGCTGAAGAGTTCTATTCATCAAAGCTCCTCTAGAAACGCTTCCCTTTATTCCTGATGTTTGCTTTAGTACTTGAGGGTCAACCATCTTTCCTGACAAAGCATCCGAGGCATAAAGTCTAGACGTTTGTTTTGACTTTACATTCTTCATAAACTCAAAACCATTTGCAGAAGCAATAAGCTTTACATTTTTAAGCCCTCTAGCAAATCCCTTTGGATTAATAATTAATGCGTTTACAATGTTGGATGCTAATTCAGCCTTGAATCTAACAGTACCTGCCAATGCAGCTCTGTATCCTTGCTTCTGAATAAAGTCAACCACCTCATTTGCAAGAGGGTCCTGTGCGATGCTATTGTTAAGCAAGTTTTCAAGAGCCTCTTCGTATGCGTTGTTAATAGCATTAAATATTTTAAGCTTCTCCTTTGTCATAAGACCTTTTGCTTCTAGATTCTTTTTAGCCTGAAGCAAAGTTCTTCTAGCAGTACGAATAGGAGAAGTCAAGTTGTAATCCAACAATACAAATTTCGCTCCCTTTTGAGTTGACGTAAACAAGTCAAAATTAAGAGGGGTCAATTCACCTGTTCTTTCAATTAAATTCTTAGCCTTTGATGAAGGCTTCATTGAATTTTTATAATTTTCAGAAAACTCAGGAGCAGCAGTAGCTTCCATTGGATTCTGCTCATGCAGAACATTATGGTGGAAATAGTTATCCATCAGTTCAACTTTATTTCCACGAATAACCGAAGCAGTATAAGCCGCTTTCTCCCCTAGAGATTGGTTAATCTCAGTCATCACTTCAATAGCATTCTTCTCAGCATTGTTGAACGTGTTGTAGAACTTATCCAAGTCTACCTTCCCGTCCTTGGTATAGCTTTCAACCTCATTAACTATTTGTTCTAACTTATCAGCATCGATATCATTAAACATTGAATTGCCCATCCTTATATGCTTAATAGTAGCTTTAAGGTATTCAGTAACAGGCTTAACTCCTTTCTTACCAATGTTTGATTCGTACTCACGCTGAAGCATATAGGCTGTCATTCTAAACTTAGACATTAAATATTTGTCAGGGTTCTGATTGAATGATGCCAATACTTTATTTTGAGCCGCCTCTATCTTTTGGTCTATTCTTTTTAGCTCAGAGTTAAATGTAGACAAAGCTTGAGCAGATGCTTCAAGTAATGAGTTAAATATATCCTTGGTTTTAAAATCACCAAAAACATCACCGATGTAGTAAAGAGGCGTGCCTCTAATTAACTCATCCATTGACTTTTTAAATTTCCCCAACTTGGAATCGCTTAACTTTTCTTTTGCTCTTGCATAAAGTTTTGAGAAAGCTAGAGGCTTAGCTCTTTCTATAGCACCTGAAAGAATCTTACCTTGTTTTATTGACTCAAGTTTTTCTATAGAAATCTTAGCATAGTGAGGCAGGTATCCGTTATTTATGTTGTTAATAACTTTAATTATGTTTTTAAGGTCAGTCAAAGAAAGATTCATCAAGTCTTCCACGCTTAATTGTTTGATGAGTTTGGCTAGAGATATTGCATCTTCTTTCTCATCACGGCTAGGAAGAGGGAATTCTTTATTGTTAACCTCCAACTTCTTTAATATTTCTATTTGCTTCTTTTTATCCGCTGCAATTTGCTCATCAGTCAAATCTACTTTCTCTACTTGAGGAAGTATTTCAGACTTATACTTCTTCATCAACTCTGATTCATCTACAGTAATGCTTCCCTTATCTATCATGCTCTTGATAGTTTCAGCATAATTAAGACTACCATCTTCGTTGAATACTTTATTCTCGTAGTTATTAAATCTGTCGGCTAGAGCATCTACTGAAGAACGCTCATTGTTTATTTCATCAAGTATTTCATTTACTTGTTTCAATACCTTTACTCTGTCAGGGATACTAAGTACCGCCTTTCTTGCGCTGAAATCTTCCAATATTCCCAAGTACTTCTCCAATTGATTCAAAGGAATAAAGGTTGGGTTGATTGATAGCAATTGATTCAATGGCTCAAATAGGTCTTGAGCTACACCAATCTTAGTCTTGATGTTTTTCTTAGCCTGCTTAATTTGATTTAAAGCAGTCTCCATTTTACCAACGTAATCAGCCTTAGAGAATACCTTAGCCATGTAATCTACAAAGTTGGATATAGATGCTTCGTTCAAAGGATTTAGGTTAAGAGTTCTAGCAATAATACTAGCGGCCTGATTAACAGTAATCTTTCCTGATTCTGCCATATCTCTAATCTCATTAGCCAAGTCTTTCCCTACATCTCTTCCTAGCTCACGTATCCTTGAGATAATCTTTAGCTTCTCTTCTCTAGTTACGTTTGCTATGTCTTTAAGGACTCCAAGAACACGGCCAATTGATGCTGCCTTACGTGGTTCAACGCCCATTCTAGCACGTGCTTCACGCTCCATGATTTTTCGCTGAGCATCATTGATATCCAAATCCTTGTAGAAATCTCGAACCATTTTATCCAAGTTGGATACAATCTTCTTCTCATCAATGCCCTTTGACTTTTGATTTGCTATCAAATCATCAACCTTATTCATCAAGGTGTTGAACTCATTCTGAATACTAGCAATATCAAGTAAGTCTTTAAGCTTTTCCTGAGAGATATTATTTTCTGCAGATATCTGTTTGATGGCATCACGTAGTTTCATACCACCTTGAACCAATACCTTCAGTCCTTTAACTATTCCCTGAACAACTGTCAAAGGAATACCAAGCAACGCATCGTTAGCTCTTGTCCTTAATGTTTGAGCAATTGTCTTATCTACACTATCAAGGAAGTTTAAAGCTGATTCTAGCGTACCTGTCTCTTCATTAATTACCGTATCTACTTCAGGAGTTTTAGCTTTTGCTGCTTTTTTTGCAGCCTTCTTTTCCTCAGCTAGTTTAGCTTTAGTCTCAGCCTTTTCTCTTGCCTTAATTATCTTTGCTTTTTCTTTGTCAAACTCCTTCTGACGCTGCTTATTAACATGGTCAGCAAGAGCTTGCATTGCTTCAGTCTCTGAGCTAAACTCTTCACCTCTTTTAATTTGGTTTCCATTTACATCTTCAGCAGTATAGGAGGTATTCTTATCCTCATCAACAAGCCTTGTTATGGTACCAACAGGTTCACCATCTATATCTAATGCTTCTACAGTTAGTGAAGAGATGTAAGGTACTTCTCTTCCCATAGAATCTTCCTTATAACTTTCCTCGTAGTCGATAGAATTATCTCTAGTGAACTTAGGAGTATTTGACTTTATTTCTTTTACAGTTACAGTAACAGGAGCTTCTTGACCATCAACTAATATAGGTTCAGGCTCAGGAGTAGGGGCAGGTGCTACCACCACAGGTTCAGGTGCAGCAACTTCAACTACAGGTGCTGTAGGTGCAGGTGCAGGTGCAGGAGAAGCCTTAGCTCTAACTCTATTTACCTGTTCAACAAGCGCAGTTACAGCATCCCTTTGAGTAGGATATGCTTTGCCTTTGTTAATGTTTCTACCTTGTGAATCTTTTAGTGTAAATGAAAGCTTGCCCTCACCATCTGACCTCTTGGTTATAATGCCAATAGGATTACCTTCGGTATCAGTAGCGTTAGAAGTTACAGCTGCATTATAGAAAACCTTTCCTCCACGAGTATCTTCTCTAGTTCCCTTCTGTACTTCAATAGCATTATCAGGATTGAAATCAACCTTAACATCTGCTATGGTTATTTGAGCGGTTGATGGCTGTGCTGTTGGGGCTGCAGCAGGTGCTACGGTTTCTGCTACAGGAGCAGGCTTTGCTTTTCCCTTTTTAGCAGGAGCAGGAGCTGCTGTTTCTGCTTGAGGTTTTGCATTTAATTGCTCAATTAAACTTTTAGTATTGGAAGTTGACTCTATGGCTAGGTTAGGAAATAAATCTCTAAGTGAAGTCAAAACTTCAGGAGTAGCCAATCCCTCATTTACTATTATACCACCAATCTGATTTATGTTTGTAATTGGACCTGAATGATTTCTATTTGCCACCAAAGTAAATGGCCCATCCATGTAGGCATTACCACTAGCAGTTGTCCCTGTTGATACCCCTCCTGATAATGGAGCAACATCTAAAGAACCTCTTCCTCTAATAGGGTTAATACCTTTTTTGAATAAGTTTATTAAGTCATTGTATGCGTTAGCAAGATTTGTTTTACCCATACCATGAGCAACATACTCATTAGCACCTACTGAATTAGCCTCATCTAAAGCAGTTACAGAGGCTTCAAATCCCTCATCTAATGCAGCTTTATTAGTCTCAAAAACAGAATTGATTGCTCCTCTTAGTGTCTCTAATTTATTGTCATCAGTTAGATTATAATCACTAAAATTTAATTTCTCAGCTTCAGACTCTATGTTTCTTTTTTCCTGTAAAGATTCATTAAACTCTTGAGTATGTCTATTCGCTAAATCAATAGCCTCTTGACTTCTTGGAGATTGGTCTTCAGAATATTCATTGACATTTAATATGTCAAAAGCATCTCTATAGTTTTTGTTTTCTTTTTTATTTAATTCCTCTAACTCTAACTGTTGTCTTTTTTGAAGTTCTGCTGACTTATTATTTACCTCGGCTATTTTTTCTTTGACATTTTCTTTGGTAACTCCTTGAGGTTCTGCTTGAGCTACATCCTTAGCTTTTAATTCATTTATCTTAGCGTCATACTCTTGATTAATGAATTCCCCTAAAGTTGGACCCTCTGTCTCTCCAATGTAATAAGGCTTGTCTAGTCCACCTCTGTTAGCCTCAAGCGCTCTTTTTCTTTCTTCATTAATCTTATCTATTTCTATTTGTAGACTTGGAGAAATTACTTCTTGGACTTGACCTTCTTCGGTAACGACTTGAGGTTCTGCTTGGGGTGTTCCTCCCTCCACTTCTTGGCCAACTGTGGCTGTTGGCTGAACAGATACTTGACCTGCTGCTTGCTTTTGAATGGCATCTTCTTCTGCGTTTAATTTTAGTAACTCTTGTTTTATTTCTTGTCTCTCATCAAAGGATAGGTTGCCTTGCCCTGTTTCTTGAGTTATTGCAAAATCTAAATCGAGCAAATCGTTTAACTCAATGATTCTTGCTTTTCTTTTTTCAGCATCTTCCTTTGTTTCAGTTTGAACTTGACCTGCTGCTTGCTTTTGAGCAGGAGCATCAGGTAAAGGATTCTCCTGTAATTCTTTTATTCTTGCTCTTAATACAGCAGCTCTATCTTTAGCTACTTGAGTTTTGTTTCCTTCTAATTTATTTAATTCCTTTTGTAAAGCAACAATAGCATTAACGGTTGGTTCATTAAGGTCAGGCTGAGCTTCTCTTATTTCATTTGCTATAGCACCTGTAACAATTTTGTCTTGAAGCTTTTCTTTTCTTCCATCATAATCATTATAAATCTCAATATCTGAAGCAGCTAGTTGCTCAGGTGTCATTGTAGCAATCGTAGTATCTATCTCTTCAGCGCTTACTTTCCCTCCATTTATTTTGTAAGTTGGAGTTTTTAAACTAGCCATCAATGTTGTTCTGACTGCTCCGGGCATTTCAGCCATAAATTCAAGAACAGCGTTACCTTTATCTATTGGTCTACCAACAACAACCTGACCCAATACCTCTCCTGTAGAACCTGCTGTTCCTTCAATAAGTCCACCTGCTCCTAATGCCTTAACAACTCCTGTTTTAGTAGCTCTACCTGTGGCCTTAGCTGATTCTTTAATTATTTTACCACCAACACTTGTTGCTAACTTACCTCCAACAGCATCTATAACACCTACTGTAAGACCTCTTGCAATAGCATCATTTTTAATTTTCTGATATTTTTCAGGGTCCTCAAGAATAGCTCTTACATTTTCTTTGGTAGGCTTAATAGGATTACCATTTTCATCTGTTCCTAATTCTTCTTGAAGATATTGAGCAAATACAGAACCTGTTTCAGCCACGCTACTAGCTGCTCCAAAAGCAAAAGGTACAGCAGATGCAGCTGCGGATAGACCTGCTGCTCCCGCACCAACAGCTGTTCCAATTCCGGGAACTACGAATGTTCCCGCAGTCCCGCCTGTGGCTGCTCCTGTACCAAATGCTGCAGCTAAAACTCCTGTACCCGCTAGTACGGCATCTCTATTAGTAGCCATACCAACAAGTGAACTAATCATAACTTCAGGGAATACAGTTGGGTTTTCCATCAAGCCTTTAACGGCCCCCCAAATACTTTTCCCTTCTTGCTCATAAGTTTTTAGATAATCTTGAAATTCTTTAGAAGACCCAAGCTCGTCAACTGTTTTTGATTTATCAATAAGTTTTTGAATGTCTTCGTCAGTAAATTCATTACCTGAACGTATGATTTTATTTGATGCCTGAGCAAGGTCTCCTTGTCTATACCCTGCCACCCAAGACCTAGCAATGTCATCTGCTACATCTCCTAATCCTGTTCCCGTAAACTCATCAAACCCTCTTAAAAAATCGCCAAATGCTCCTGTAAAGTAGTCCTTCTCTTCAACTGATTTTGGCGAAACCGAAGAACCAACTCCCGAAGGCAATGCCGTAGTATCGTCTTTTTTTTTTACATCTTGTGATGTCGGTGCTTGAGCAGCAGGTGCTTGAGCAGCAGGTGTTTGAGCTGTTACAACAGGAGCTCCATACTCTTTAAGAAATGAATCTTTATCTTTTGTATAGATACCATCTCTAGTGACAACGCCATACACTTTATTTCTATACGCTTCGTCTTGATTGAATCTTTGTTGAAATTCATCGAAAGACCTAGTATATTTTCCTTCTCTTACTAGTGTGTCGTATAGTTGCTGTAATTCGTTCATAGCCTATATTTATTTATTAATCTAATTCTCCAAATCCTGCTAATACATTTTCAGCAGCCATATTCCTTTCTTCTAATGAAGCTCCCGGAGCAAGGTTTTCGATAATAAATTTCCTGATTTTTTTCAAAGCAGCGTCATTTAATCCCTTACCTACATCATAATTAGGAGAGTCTTTTCCGTTAACAGTAACATAAATGGAATTAGCCGTAGTATATGGTACACCAAACTCAATACCTAAATTAGGACCTACTTGTTCATTAAGTTTATCTGCAATTTCATTCTCATCTACAAGGCCAACAATAGCAGTTCTTCCTAAATCAATATCTCTAGATACCATTGTGTTAAGTTTATCAAATGCAGTTTCCTCGTCAGGAGCTCCCGCCTCAAATCCTGTTGCTTCTGTAGTCTCATTTAAAGTTGCACCTTTTGGAAGGAAATTCTTAAATTCTCTAATTACTGCATCTTGGTCTATTTTGTATGCCCTAGAAAGAGGACCAACAAATGATTTTACAAATGCAGTTGGGTCAGCAAGCTTTCCATCTGCTTTGAATTTAAACTCTTGAAGATTTCCATCTTCATCTATAATACTAAATCCATCTTTTGTTTTATTAAAATCAATTCCTGTTAATCCACTTAGGAATTTAGTACCTGAGCTCGCTTTATTTGCATCACCTGTAAGGGCAAATACTAAGTTCTCAGCTATGTTTTTAGAGTCTGCTTTTATTCTATTTTGTTCATTCTCTGCATCAGTATTTGCTCTAGGTCTAGAAACTTGACCAAGTGCTTTAACATCTTCTTCTACATTAATAGTACCCAAGAATTGCTGCATCATAAAGTCTAAAGCATCTTGTCTATTTTTATCTGTAAACTCTAACTTGGCTTGACCTGTGTTAGGGTCTATTCCTTCAAGAACAGTATCAGGGTTTTTCTTAGCCTCTTCAGGATTGTCTGTCCAATCATATCCCAATGTATCAGCAAGCAAAGAACCAAGACTATTATCATTTACTAAATAGCCATCAAGAGCTTTATACATGGCATCGTAAAAATTAAATAATTCTTTCTCTTGAGTTGGGTCTTCTGTTGCAATCTTAACAATTCGTTGTCTTAGGTCGCTCAATGATTTTGCTGTACCTATCTTGGTCATCGTAGCAGGGTCTATAGCTAACCTAATCTCTTTGCCCAAAGACTTGGATAGGTCCATTATATCTTTTCTATAATCGTACTTCTTGAAGTCACCATAGATACCACCATCAATGTATTGCATACCAACGGTGCTACCCTTCTTTAAGCCCATTACTTTTTTACCATCTATAATCTGCTCTTCTTTTAGACCAACATTAACCTTCCCTGTAGGAGAATCAATAAAAAATCCTGACTGTCTAAAGTTACCGTACCCTTGAATTTTTTCTAATCTTTTTACCTGAATAATAGAAGTCTCTCCGCTTCTAACTCCGTCCATTAATTTACCATATTCTTCTTGGAATCTTTTCATGGCACCAAAAGCTTGTCTTGTACCATCAGTTAAATTCTGACGAGCAACCATATAGTCTTTAGGGTCCAACAATCCTGACTTCAAAAGTCTTTCCTGCTGAAGCATATATCTACTTACTTGGTCTGCATATCGTATGGCCTCAGCTTTTGCACTTTCACTTTCTCCTTGAGGGGCATCAGCTACTTCTTGAGCAAGTTTACGTGTGGCCTCATCAATAGCGGCTTTCTTTTGTTCTCTTAAATCAACTTCTTGACGGAGCATATCCGTCATGTTCTTACCTATCTCAGCCCAATTGACCTGAGACTCAGCACTACGTTCAGCGTATTTATAAAATGTTGCCATTAATTATTAACGTCTAAAAGGGTCAAGAAAATTAATATTCATAAGGTCTTTCAAAAACACATTACCCTGTTTAAATCTATCTACTCCTGCTGCTATATTTTGAGTTAGCTTTTGTTTTCCTTGCTGTATAGCAGGATTTACTACGGTTTTTGTTTTAGCTCCTATTTTACTTCCTAATTCTTTTAGCTTCTGACCTCTTCCTTGAAGACCTAGTTGTTCTCTAATATTCCTAGCTGTTTGAGCATCCTGACCTTCCATGAATTCTAAGTAAGCAGCTCTTTCCATTCCTGCAACATCACCAAAATTTGTATCCCCAACCTGTCCAATGGCAGCTACTTTTCCTTGTATATCTGCAGCAGATAATTTTTGTCTCTTACCTACTCGTTCCATTCCCTTTAGTTGACGAGCAGAAGCAGTCTTCTCAAACAAAGGGGCTTGCTCAGCTATTTGGCTTCCAAGACTAGTGAGTCCTTCCATGCCCTGAGCGGTAGCATTAGCAGCCAACTCTTGCGCATTAGCCGCAGCAAGCTGTGCACCTGCGACTTCTTCTAGGTCTAACTGAACATCAATGTCACGTAGTCGTCCTTCCTCTTGTGCGCTAAGCATTTCGAGTTGCTGAAGGTCTTGATTCATAGCAGAAGTAATTCCTTGTTGCATTTGGTCAGACGCTAATAAAACTCGTCCTGCAGTAGCTTCCGCACCTCTCTCGCTCTCAACTCCTGCTTGAATAGCAGCGGCTGCTGTACGTCCGAACTCTTCCCTTTGGTCTCTATATACTTCTTTGTTAATTGCTAACTTATCGAATACGTTAACCTCAAGCTTTTTACGGGCCTCTTGCATAGCTGTGTCTGCGGCCTTCTCAGCCTCCTTCATTAGCTTACGCTGCTTCCCTGCTTGAGCAAAAGACATTGCAGTTGTACCTGCTGTAGCAGCTAATCCGATACCTGCCGCTATTGTAGTAAATGCTGCCATATTATAATACCTTTATCATTTCAGATGTGTATGAGTCGCCTTTTATGTAGCCAAGTTCCTCATACATTTTTATTAAACTTTGATTCTTAATAAGTGCATACACGTACTTGCATCCAACTAATCCGCATATCTCAGTCAATCTAGAGACCAATAATTCAAGTGCGTATCTCCTTAGTTCTTTCTTGGTATAATACTTATTAGATATAATCCAATCTACCCATCCTACTTTAGAGTTAGTAAGATACATATATCCTGCACAAATTGGAACATCTCCATCATAAACTATGATGCCACCTTTCCCATCATTGGGAAGGAAGTCCTTTTGTGGTGGCTCCCACCCCCATTGACCCCACCATTCTACAAGAATGTCTTCGTAATCTGTATCGCTTAACTCTCGTATTGTTAGTGCCATGCTATAACAAAGATATTGATTTTAAGGGAAACTTTTCATTACGTCTGCTTCTACAGTAAATAGCTCAATCTTATTGGTTTCTGAGTTCTCTAGATTAAATACGCAATAGTGACCTAGCACTCCATGAGACTCAGCAATTGAGTTTTTAATGTAAAGGAAGAATGCATTCTGAACAGTTATCGGGCTAGTCCCGGGGATAGTGGTATCAATTGTTAGTTGATTAATGCCATTTGGCAAGTCAACTGTAATTGCTGTTACTCTTCCCGCTAATATAGGTGACCCTGAGAATGAAGGAGGATTTAAGAAATACATTAAGTCTCCAATACTAATAATGCTTCCTATCTCAACATTCAAAGAAAATCTAATTACATTTCCTGCAACTACCTGAGAACTTCTTCCAATTCCATTAACACTTCTCAAAGCTAATTCACCAACAGCGTTGTTTCTTACAAAAGCAAAGAAGGTAGCTTCCTTTTTTTCAAACCAATTTGCTTGAATAAATCCTGAAAACTGCAAGTCGGTCTGTAAAGTTGCAGACCATTTTGCATCTCCCTGTAAGTCTATTGTTTTAAATAACTTGTTCTCTAATGGAGACACGTTAAACACACTTTGTAATGTAGTCGGGGAAAAGTCTTGAGTAGGAGTCCCATTCTTAATGTTCCAAGGAGTATAGAAAGTGTTTCTATTTTCATTCACATTATGCCTGTACAAGTCTCCACCCTTAAATGTGTAGAAATAATTATTCATTCCTATCATCCAATCAGGATAGTAGGAATAGAAGGACACCCATCCGGGTGCCCCTTCGCTATATGTTAGTGTATAGTTTGCCATATTATTTTATGATACACATTGAAATGTTGGGCCAATTATTACGTTTGGATTATCACAGCTAACTATGCAAGCTCCGCAAATTACAGCTCCTGCAGGGAAGTTAACTCCTTCGGTGCAAGCATTAAAGTTAGATATGTCATCTCCATCAAGAATAACAACATTGAATGTTTGAGAGAACTGAGTCCCACCACAAGTTCCTCCTGTATCTACGTAATAAACCTCTACTACAAACTCGGTGTCTACATCAACAACTCCATCAAGTACAACGACAGCACCCATGTAATCATCAATTGCACCACCTGTACATGGCTCCATGTATCCGCCTACAGACTGAACATTAAGTGGCTCAGAGCAGGAACCAATTGCAATAATAACACCATTAGCATCTACCTGATACCAATATGTTGATGTTTTATAATATCCTGCCGCAAGTTTAAACTGACCATTAGGCTCACTAAATACTAGGTCATAAAGCCCTAGTGTTCCTCCTGAACCATTGACATAAGCGACATAATATGTTTGGTCTATGGTATCTCCACAAGCCGCTTCACTACTTACATTAACAGTAGTAGATGGGAATGATGTCAGAGGAGCAGGGCAAGACACATTGATATTAAACACCGTCCCTGTACAAGGCCCAATAAATGTCAAGTCTAAAATTGATGGGGAAGCCGTTGTTTTTGGTATAACCATTACACAGTTACCGGGACCTGATGCTGTTAATTGCATCTGACCCGCTGCTACAGATACGATAGTAGTTGTTCCTAAAGGAGAGAATGAGCTAACAGCATATTCAAACTCATTTAATGTATAAGGTGAATTAGCTACTATACCGCAATCCCCGCTAACAGAACCAATATATGTCGGTAGACCTGCTGTCCCCTGAAGCCATCCAAATGATGGAGATGATAGCCCATTATAAACAACACTATTAAATAGCGCAGCTATACCATCGGGCACAGATATAGGGTCAAACTCAACCACAACCGCACCTATAGCTGAACCTAAATCTACATTTAGATAGTAAATACCTTGAGCACCATTTGCAGTTATGGTTCCTCCGCAAGGAGTTGCGCATGATGGGCAAGTTTGTTGAGGATTCAATACGCAACCAACCTGACCTCTAACAATAACACCGTCAGAATAAAATCCATCAGGGGCACAAACGGTTAGAGCTGCGTTCGTAAACACAGCCGTAGCCGAGCCTAAAGATGGACCATTCAAATAATATGTTGAGCTTGTAGACATTATGTTTTATTTTTTATTTTAACTAACCTCGCATCCGCAGCAAGCATCAAATGAATCATCAACTGAGTAACACAATGTTACAGGTACAGAATCTCTGAAATCCCAAATAAGATATAGGTAATTCTGTAAAGCAGGCACAGTAAATTGTGCGAAGTTATTATTACCACTACCTTGATTTGGTGTAGCTATACTCGATAATCCCAACAAGGTACTAATATTTGCAGGCGTATTCGTATACAGCGTATTTGAAGTCAAGTATCTAAACTTATCAGTAGCAGGATTGAATACAAATGTATCAGTAGAAAACTTATTAGATATCATTCTAAGCACACTTCCTGCAGGAGGGAATGCTCCTGAACCAACAGGACCTGTAAGCAAACTATACCTTGACACCAATGGATTGTTTGTAGACGTAGAGAATGTCGTAAGAACAGACTGCAATGGAGATGTATATGCGCCATTAGTAAATCTGTATTCGGTATGAATAGTCTTACCTGCTTCAAAGTCATTTGTCACAACAACTTGGACAATTGTCAAAGAATTAGAGACAGTACATCCTGCAAGAATAGACAATGAAATGTCGCCCGTATAGGTTATTGTAATAGTAGCAGTCTCCTCAGATATGTTGTTCTTGTTTATGCTAAGACTTCCGCTAGTAGTTACAACTCCTGAGTTATAAACCGTACCATTGTAATTAACAGAAATTTGGAAAGATGCTCCTGTGCTAATCGTATTTACAGTATAGTTAATATCAGATGTTCCAAGTACAGGTCCCAAATCAACACAATACGTAAATGTTTTTGGAGTTGGAGACACCGTGCTAAGCGTAAATGTTTGAAGAACTCCACAAGCCAAACACTCAGGATTAGATGGAAGGTCTATATCATTTGTAGATAGCACATATTCATTCATGTATGGGTCAAACCCACCTAACTTCTGAGTATCGTATGACCGATTAAACTCATCTCTAAACCAAGTCCGCATACCTAGTTCAGAGATTACTGCAAGTTGGTCATTACCTGATGCATTACCTACCAATTGAATAACAGCTCCACGTTTTACATCGGTAAAGAATCTATTGAATCCCCATTGGACATAACTCTCAGGATTGTAACTGATGCCATACTTTTCAGTACGTGCAATCTGAGTCCCCAATATCTCAGGAACAGAAGCAATTACACCACCTCCTGATGAATCAGAAATAAGATTTTTGCTAGCCAACACATAAGAGATTTTATCCTCCTGAAGAACTAGCACGTCAGTCTCACGACCATCTAAGATATAAATGTCTCCAAAGGATGGCTCGCAAACCTTGTAGTTAAGTAGACCAAGGTTGAACTCATTCAACTTATTTACATTAGATTCTGCGCTGTATACACCACTATAAGTGATATCAGCAAATCTATCTGCCGCCTTATAGTCTTGAGCTGAAACGCTAGTTACTCTGTTGCCAAGTCTAAAGTAGTTACCAACCAATGAGTCTCTAATCTTATAGCTTTCTGCACCGTTTCCAAATGCAAAGCAGTTGAAGAACTTGGTATCAATAATAGCGGGAATACCCAAGTTAATATTTTGGTTTTGAATGTTCCCTTGATGATTTCCATTTACAATAGCAAATGACATATCATTCTCAAAGAATACATCAGGCAAAGCCTCAGATGGCTGAGTCTCAAATATTACACTATTGTCAGCACGGAATACCGTGAAATTAACTTCAATATTGGAATCTCTAGCCCTTGGTTTTAGTCCTGCTCCTTCGCAAGAAATTGTGCCTGTAACTAGAAACTGAAGTTGATTAGTTGTAAGGTTTCTATAAAATTTGTAATAGTTAGTACAAACAGTAGGAGGACCAATTGGGTCAAGAATTAAATTAGTTGTTAATCCTTGAAACACATTTTGAATCTCACATCCTCCACCACCAACTATTTTTATCCCATCATTTAGATAGCTCTCAATATTTTCACCAACAAACCAATCATACATATTATCGTATGTGTTTTGAGAAGTGAAAGTTTTTTCAAGAGTGTTCCTTCTTTCCTCACAATTATTGCCTGAGCCTCCTCTGAACTGTTTTATAGACATAATGATTCTACTTCCCGCAGGAACATCATAATCTACAAAAGTCCAAGAAGGGTTATCAGCATCAGTACCCTCTATGTTCATAGGGTATAATAATTCAGGATATTCTCCGCCTCTTTTTTCTTTTACGCTTATCTTTCCCGGGGCAATAATCGCATTCTCATCCTGAACAATGCTAAAGCTATTAGGATTAATCTTAGCGTATACGCCTGCAGGAACAGGGATTAATACATCAGGGTCATTCTTACTTGGAATCTCAATAAAACCTGAAGGCTGTGAATCCTTCTCAAGAATTGTAGCATAAACACAATTGTTGGTTGGTCCTTCTGAGTCAGCCTTTACAATAAGTCTATCTCCAACCTCAACCTTACGAGAGTTCTCTCCTTCTAATAAGAAGTAAGCATTGTTACTCTCAGGGTCCTCAAAGAATATGTTACAATAAATTGTTTCATAGTTTTCTTCATCAGGCTTGATAACGAACTTGTATCTTGTAGCCCAAACAGGAGGCTTTTGTTGAATTGGTATATTTACATAAATAGAATTCTTAGAAGCTGATAATCCACAAGGAATATGAACAGTATTATTAGGGCTAACTAAAGCTGTGCTAGCTCTGTTGAACTCATCCATGTAAACAATGCCAATCTCATAGTCTCTATTGCTATGAAGACTTTGAGTATTTGCTACTTCTTGGAATGTGGCTTGAGAAAAAGATATGCTGTAGTACTCATATACCTCCTGAGTTGGAGTAACAGGGTCATCAACATATTTCATTGCAAGAAGTTGAAAACCTATTTGCTTACTAGCAGGAGATGTAATAATACCAATTGCTTGATTTGCAGAGCTTATACCACTAGATATTTTTTGAAGTGTAGATAAATCATTTGGCAATGCACAATTGAATTGGTCTGTAAATGTCACACCATTACATGAATCATCAACTGTTTCTATATTAGAGGCAGTTCCTATTGCATCTTGAAAATCTATGCTAGAAGCTAAAGCATATACAGAATCATAGCTTCTAGTAAGGAAATAAGAAAAGTTTAATCTTACCCCCTCTGTTGTTTCAGTAGGAAAAGGGGTGTCACCTGTAAATTGCTGATGCTCTATAGTTAAATCAATACTAATAGCCGAGCCTTCATTTAAGTCCTGACCTTCTAAGTCTATAAATACAGTTGAATTAGGAACGCTTACAGCTCCATTAATAGAGTAGTTACTAGACTGAAGTTCAGTATCGATATTTACTACTCCAATATCTGTGGATACTAATTCAGTAGTATACTCAAACTTTAAAGGTTCTCCATTTGCATCAATCAAATCATACCCTTCAACATAGTTGCCGTACATAAGTCGGTTGCCCATGATTGTTTGAGCCTTAGCAAAACGAGGTACGTTGTCATAAAGTCTTAGTAGCTCAGCCTCAGAAAGGATTGTAAAAATCTTGCTATTAGTAAATACATACTCATATACGTAATTGTTAATTAATCCTAAATTAGCTTTATCTAACTTCTCAATAACTTTAATAATATTTCCATCAGCCCTCTTAAATAGTAGGTCAATGCCAACTACAAGCGGACCGCCCGAGTTATAAAATATTTTTACAGCATTACAAAAGTTTGTCATCCCTTCATTCAAATAGCTGTCAACGCTAAAGTTAAAAGCTTTAGGAATAAATGCAGGGGCAGACCATTGTGATGTGGCGCTGTATTCTCCATCTGCATACTTGTATCTATATGCAAAGCATATAAATCTAGTTTCCAAGTAGTTCTCTTGTCCGTTATTAACAAAAGGTTGAATACTAGGAGATTCAACAGGTGGCTTCTTTATTACTAGTATTGACTCAGAACTAAATCCATCAATATTAGAAACAGGGTTAGCATAGTTCTTTTCAACATTTATACATCTTGGCGCATTGTAATCATCTGTAAAAAACAATAGCTTATTGTCCAAGATATCTACACCTGTAATTAGATAACTAGAATTAAAGTTAAGTGTGGTGTTTATTCCTCCTCCATCATTAATGCTAATTACATGGTATGTCAGTATTTTTGTGTTCACATTAAAAGACACAATCAAATCTAACTTACCTGTAGCACCAACGCTAAAGTTCGGGTCGTGAACAAACCAATACAAAGTTTCTGTAGCGCTATTCTCAATAGCACCAATACATCTAGCAGAAGCACTAAGCGGTGTCCCATCAATATATGACAAAGAAGTCAAAGGCAAATTACCCTTGGTATTCTCAATAACACCAATCTCTGAGTTCTCGGTAGAACCCATTCTGATGTTCATAGCATTAATGTATTCTCCGTCAGGAATGATTCTTTCGTCATAGACTTTGTTCATTCTTCCTGCTGCGAAGTTTCTGCTAATCTTTACCATCTTATTTAATTTGCTTGTCTAATCCTCTCAAGTTCATCAAGAGTCTTCCGGGATGAATATTACTGATTCTAATCTTGGCGTTTCTCAATAGAGCAGACTTCTCTTTACGAGCACGTGCCACAATATATTCTTGAACTCCTAGCTTGCTATTCAGAATTTCATACTGAATATATGCGTAAATGTATTTTTCAAATAACTTATTTACAGTAATCTTAGAATTATCTCCTTGCTCCATTCCATCTGAAATGTATTCTAAAATACATTCACGTCCTGCCATAGGAGAATCAAAGTTGATAACTCCTGCTTTTCTATCGATATTAAATGTAGGATTGAAGTTTGCAGTCTCTGTATTTAAACCATAAGCAGCACCAATGTTCCCTTCAAAATACCACATCCCATCATAGTTCCATCCTTCGCTACCATAGAATTGATTGGCTTTATTTAGGTAAATGCTCTTCTTGATTTTAGTAATATTATCAAAGTCAATCGTTGAGTACTCAGGAGACAATGCATTTCCCTCTTCGTCAAATAGAATTCTTCCTTTATTGTCCTGTAGATACGCTCTAGCTGAAAGAGTTTGAATGTTCTCAGACAAAGGTCTAAGCCATCCATCTTGATACAATGAAATCCTAACCCAATTGACATAGTCAGATGGGAACACAAACTTCAGGTTATCAGGAACAACAAGCTCAAGAACTTTTATTTCTTTGAATGCATCATAGTTCAACTCCTGTATTGCACGCTTAGCGTGAAACAAAATCTTGTAACGCTCCTCGTTGTTTACCAAAGAGTGGTTTCCTGAGTACATCAACAAGAAATTATTTACAATATCCTGTAGGCTAATGTATTGGTATGAGCCCCAATTGGCATTCTCAGGAGATGCTCCTCCATTCTCATAATAATCGTACTGTGATATGTATGCCATGTCTTATCTTTTTATGGGTTCTGCTCTTGTTGTTCTTTACCAACTCCAAATTGTACCACCTCAGTTTCTCTGATAGACATACCACAATATTGAAGTATTCTTGAAACTAACTTGTACTCATCTTCAGCAGGAAGCTCAAAGTCTTGATAGTCAGGCTGTGATTGGTCAAATACAGGCTCTCCGCTTGACAAGTTAATATACGTCCATTTAGGGGTTTTAGGAAATCTAAAGTAAATACATTCAACTTGTCCTTTGTTCTGAATAGAATTTGGATACATTGTAATTACTTCTCCTTGTAAAGTATAAGAAGGAAATTGAATAGATGGAGCAGTAAGATTTGAATTATTCAACAAACTTATTTTTCCATTGCTTACTTTCTCAGCTTGAACAATTGTTGCTGAAGAAAATATTGCATACGAATTAGGTGTGGCTAAAAATATATTTGATGCCAACTGAATTGTGGTGTTGTTTAAAACAGCTACGACAGTAGTAACTAATCCTGTTGTCAAGTTTGTAACCACATCTCCCGGGACGATGCCCTTTGATAAAAATGCTCCTGTAGTATTTACTAGATTACCTGAAGACACAGAAGTGTTAGCTCCTGTTGCCAAAGTAACAGGCTTGCATTGTATGTCCAATATGTAGTATGCTTGAAATCCTGTAGTCGTAAGTGACGGAGCTGAGAACTTATTAGCTGTAATCTTAGTAAGATAATCTGTTCTCAAAAAAGTTTCCATTGTTTCTGACATTGGCTGCTCTAAGTCAGCATAGTCAGTACCCGCACTCCTAACATTCTCAGCATTAATAATCTTGTTATAGCTGTCGAAATAGTCTTCATAGATTTGCATCTGAGCATTTGCAGCAAACAAATTAAAATCTGATGGGGAGATGTACCCGTAGTTATTCTTATTTAAAACGGATAGCACCGTATTTCTGACAGAGTTTATCATCTTTTCGCCTTTTTACAAATATAAACAAAAAAAAGGAGGCATAGCAACGCCCCCTTTCTTAACCATTTAATCAATAATATTATTCTAAAATTGCTTCTAGCATTCTTAGAGCATCGATACCTTCGTCACTTTGAAGAAATCCCCCCGCCGTTTCATAAGGGTCTTCTCCGTAAGGGATGGACATCATCTTCTTTTTATTTGTCGATGTGTTGTACCAAATCTCCTTATCGTTGTTTCTCAAAACCAATAGCTTGTTTTCGAAGAACATTCTAACCTTAGCCTGAAACTTTAGTTCAGGGTCATTCAATATATTCAAAAACTCTCTAGGCTCAGTCTTAGCAAAAACCAAGATGTCACGCTTCAATTCAGCAGTAGACACAGTAGATGGGTCTTTGCCAAACATTACTCTAGTAAGAGTTTCAATTTGGTCAATAGTTAATTGACGAGCTTCAATTAAAGCTTCAACCTCTAAGTTCAAATCTTCAACTTCTTCAGCTGCTTCTTTCTCTTTGTCTACCTCAGAAAACACAATACCATTTAACGGGTGGTAATGAAGGAACTGTTGTAGTACAGGGTTTTGCTTTGGTACTCTTAGAAATCCGTCTTCAAATATAATAGGTTCAATAATTGCGTTGCCATCCTGCTCATCTTCAAAAGGGGACTTTTGATTAGTAGCATATCTTAAAGCTCTATTGACATTATTTTTTTCATCAAACCACATCAAGGGGAATCGAGGGTGGTTTCTAGATGCAAGTGTATAGGAAAGTGGACTTCCGTTTTTTAGTTTGTAGACTTTGTCTACAGGGATATTCTTTGCCATTTTATTATTTGATTTTATTTAATTAAAATTTAAAAAGGAGAGTGCCATTAAAGGCACCCTCCATTTATTTATCATCCGTATCTGAACAATACGAAGTTGTTTGCACCAAGGGTACATACACAACGCTCAGATAGGAAGTTAACCTCCATAGCATCGAGGTCGCTGTTAGTAGCGCCACCTGCAGAACCTGTAATCCAAGTCTTGTAACGTCTGTCTTCAGCTTCAGAAGCTCTGAAACGTACGTGCAAGAATGGACGCTTAGCGTTCTTACCCATGATTTGGTCGTAAACTGAAGTAGAACCTGCAGGAACCAACAAACCTGTGATGGTACCGGTAGCAGTTGCTGCAGTTTGGTTAAGACCACCACGCATAGTTGGGTCGTTCAAGTACTTCCAATCAGACTTATAGAAGTCATAACCTCTACGGAATCCTGTAAATCCAAGGTTCAACGCCATGTCAACATCATTGTCAAATAGACCATAAGATGCAGCACCTGCAGCGTTAGCGCCATTGTATCCGTTCAAGGTAGCCAACATATTGTCGATGTCGAAGCTCAATCCACGGTTAACAAACACTACGTTCTCTTCGATAGCACCTTGCTTGTCAAGACGAGAAACGATAGTATCCCAATCAGGTAGAGTGGTTGGAGTACCTGCTCCCCATACGTTACCTCTGCTGTTAACAACATAGAAAATACCTTCAGAACCCATCATACCTGCAGTCTTAGCACCTGAACCTGTAGCAGCAGGAACTGCTTCAATCATTGCAGTCTCAAGATAATCTTCGAAACGAAGACGAGTCTCGTGCTCAGACTTCAAATACCACAAGTAACCTGTAGCACCATTCTCAGTAGTTACTTCAACCCAACCGATTTGAGCCATGTCAGAACCGTTAACCGCATACTTATCTTTGATGATAATAGGGTTGTTAGAGAAGATTTCGTCTTCAGATTCCAAAGAACCAATCATTCCATTGGTACCTTTTTTGAATTCAGAACCGTAGATGAATACAGTACATTGAGTAGATACAGCGAAAGCCTGTCCTGCAGCTTCATAGAAAGCAACAGTAAAGGTAGTAGCAGAAGGTACAGCAGTAACGATTGCTTTGTTGAACACACCTGAAGCGTTGTTCTGAATCATTACAGTTTGTCCAACACGGATAGCGATATAAGTAACACCTGAATCAGCAACTGTGAAAGTAGCTGTAGCAGAACCTGCAGCAGCAGCTGAAGTAATGTTGGTGTACTTAATGTGAAGACGGCCTTGTTCTGCCCACTTAATTTGGTCAGAGTTAGAAGGCATCTCAGCTCCAACCATTCTAAGGAATGAAGCGATAGTTCTATTACCATAACGCTCAAATTCCTTCTCGTAAGTATCAGGAAGATACTGATTCAAGAAGTTGAAGTTGGTAATGTAGTTGGTTTGCAATGCTACCTGTTCAGCACTTGGCTGAAGTTGAAAGGTAGGATTACTTAATAATTGACCTGCCATTGTTTTTTAGTTTTTAGTTTTTACATTTTTTTTGCGCTTCGGATTCTCAGGTTTCTACCTGAGTCAGGGTTTACCGACCTCACCTGCATTCCTCCTGTTACCTTGCCTACTTCAGGAGCTCTACGCTCCGTCATGTTGATGTTCTTAATTTTACGAGTAACATCGTCAGTAGCATCTGACATCCCTTGCTCATAAAAGAACTTGGCAAACTTTTCAGGATTCATTGCAATCGCTAATGACCTATGGTATCCCGATGCGTCTTTAATCATTCCGCTTTCATCCAAGAACTTACTAATAAAGTTCTGAGGAGTAGACTGAATTTTTCTCAACTCATTGGCATCACCCGGAGCAAACGTAATTCTCTTGTCATTGATGTTGAACTCAAATCCTTTGAAATCTTTACTAAAGACCTCATCTGTTTTTTGGTCAAACCATCTACGCTTTCGATTAGTCTCCTCCTCTATAGTCTTCGCCTCACTCACATATTGCTTATAGCTTTCATACATCTCCTTCTCTTCATCGGAAACAGACCCCACACTTGACTCAAGCGGGACCCTATATTTTTCCTTCTGATTGTTGAAGTATTTCTTAGCCTCAGCAATAATTTTTTTCCTAGCAATCTTAGCTTTCTTAATGGTAGATTCATCATCCAAGTCTTCATCGTATGAATACTCTTCCATTAAAGTTTCAATATCCTCATTATCCAATCCTTCCTGAGTGGATTTCAAATATTGCTTTAGCAGTTGGTCAGGATTCATTGAATCAAAGTCTTTCTTTAATTCTAGGAAATCCTCGAAACCTCTGCCTGTTTCTTTTCTATAATTCAAATAAGCAGCAACATCTTCAGGGAGTGGCTCTGATTCTTTTCTCTCAGCAACCAAATCGTCTAAAGAGTTAATCTGCTTATTATATCTTTTACCAATATATGAAAGAACATCCTCGTCTTTAAAGTTAAACTCTGCAGCAGCAGGTTCTTCAATAGAACTTTCATTATCTGATGCAAAGTTATCACTATTGTTTTCTAGTGACTGCTCATGTTTTTCAATCAACTCATTCTCAACCTCTCTAACCCCTTTAGGTTCGATAAGGTCTAGTGCTCTTACTTTGATTTCCATTTTATTAGATTTTATTTGTACAAACTTAATTAATTATTTTAACATTTTATCGAGGCTCAAATTCTGCCAAATCGAATCCATCCAAACTATCTTCGTTTGATTCAAAACTCATAGGAGGAAGATTGTTTTTTCTCTGATTAATAAGTTTTGATTGTTCGGTATTTTGCTGACTAATTCTTTTTGCCTTAGCATCCTCCTTCATCTTCTCTCTTTCAGTAAGATTTGTAACATCCATCCTTCTAAGTTGAAGATTATATTCAAACTCTTCTCTCATCAATTGAGATTTAAGCATTGCTTCGTTCTTGCTCTTCTCAATATCAAATGCAATTTCAGCTTGCTTAATCTGCATTTTAGCTTGAGCCTCTAATTGTATCTGTTGCATAGCTGCTTCAGATGCCATTTGCTGAGACTGCATTTGCTGTTGAGCAACCATAGCTTGCTGTTGCATAGCCATCTTCTCTGCTCGCTCCTGAGTCTTAGTTCTCTTCAGTTTCAATAATTGGTTTGCAAGCTTGATGTTTCTAATCTCACGAATATCAATTGCGTCTTCAAGATTAATATCTCCCTTGGACAAAGCCATCTGAATGTTAGCCTCAAGCTGAGCCTTCTGCTCTTCATCAGGAGAAATATCAATAAAGATACCAAAGTCATAAATGTACAAGTCCTTAATCTCGTTAAGGATTGACACATTATACTTGCCGATTTGATTTGCAAATTCATCTGCAAAATCAGAGTACTCCAATATATCAGCAACTCTATATGTCAAAGCTTCCGACATAGACCTATAGATGTACAATGAAGAATCAAGGATGTGTCTTGTTGCTGTATTTGAGTTAAGTGCAGCCAACTTCTGTAGACCAACCAATGAATTAGGGTCAGGCATAGAACCATCTCTAGCTTCATTAAGCCCTGTCACAGACCTAATCATATCAATGTAGTGGTTCATGTTGGTAATCAACATCTGCGTCTTAGCAGCTCCTGAGTTAGAGGTAAGTTGTGTAATAGGAACTCTTGCATTATTAAAGTCACCATCCTGAGTAAAGCTACGTCCAATAACACTACCTGTTTGGAAGTATAGTCGCAATGCATCTTCAGGATTGTAAGCATTACCTGTACCTAAATCAACTTCATTCAAGCCATCAGCATCAATGAATACACCATCAGGAACAGTACGTGCAATTACTTGCTGCAGCTTCAAGTGAGTGATTTGAATCAAGTCAGCGAATGGAATCATTCTTCTGCACAAAGATTCAATTACTCCTTTATACATACGAGGAGCACAAGCCACATAGTTTGGCAATGCGTGTTGCGATGCTGACTTAGGACGAACCATATTCTCAGACATCTTCCATTGCAAAAGAATATTGGTGCCCATTACCATGATACCTTCGTACCATACGTCAATGGTTTTTTCAATCTTCTCGAAATTACCTTCCTCCATCATTTCTGTAGGAGGATTAAAGTTTTCGTCTTTCTCAATTACTCTAGACCCACCACCTTCAAGATTCTTTTTCTTGTAAACAATCTTCTTAGTAGTCTTGTAATTAAAATACAACAACGTGCAGGTGTCCCTATAAAACATACTGTTTTCATAGAACTGTGCCACATTATAGTAGTCATACCAAGACTGACTGTACTGAGTAATTTGTTGCAAATCCTCTTTTGTGAGCGATTGGTCAATCTTCATTAACTCAGTAATAGGTACGGTCTTAATCTCTCCCCAATAAAAACAATCCTTAAAGAATGGGTCCTCAGTATAACTGTAAATTATATTAGCAGGGTCAACATAAGAAAGCTTAACACCTGTTCCCTGAAGAAACTCGTGCTTAGCTATACCAATACCAATTACAGCTAAATCATAATCTATTCGTTTTCTAATGTCATCGTAATGATTCTCATCAAATATGGTATTGATAGCTTCCTCTTCAGCAATCTCAATAGCAGGCTTATAATTAAGCTGCATATATAGTGATAGCTCATCGTCTGATTGAGGGAGTTGTTCAGGCTCCATCATAAAAGGATTGGCACCTGTTTCCTCTTGAATGATTTCAAGAACAGGCTTTGCTATCATTTGACTTTCAAGCAAGTCTTGATATTTACTTCTCTTTGCCTGAGACATAGCGTCCTGAGCGTATGCTTTAACCTTGAATAAACGGTCAGACATACCATTAACAACTACGTCAATAAACTTGGGGAGAATAGGTACAGGAGTCCAATCTAGATTTAGATAAGATAAATCTCCATCAACTGCTAATTCATTTTTATATTTACCAATAGGCTGCTCTCCACGAGCATATAGTCTTAGTCTACGAAAATCTTGCCATTGACCATAGTATCTACAGTTGCTGCCATCTTTTCTAAACCACTCATATTGTATAGCTTGACCTACTTGTAAACCAAAGGTATCTGATGCCTTTTCTGCATCCGTAGCCAATTGACTTGGAAAAGACACGGCATTAATTTGGATTGTTATATTCTTCATTTGTCCAATTGACTTATTACCCCTTCGTTCTTATATTTAGCGAAGTTAATAATTAATTTCGATTCTTTTTTTTCAGGCACATATAGGTGCTTTTGATTTGCCATTATAGCAAGCCCTGAGCTAATACAAGCATCAAATCTTGTTCTATCATTTATGTCAAATTTAGCCCAATCTTCAAGTGTTCTTGTGAATGGCATCGTCCCCATTAAGTCTGCTTCTCTATACTTTCCTTCTAAATCTAATCCTACAAATTTCTCAATGTAAGACTCAATAGCTGAGGCATGAGATTGCTTAACATCTTCTGAGGAGTTTGGTATGCCGCCTAACTCTCGTTCAGTCTTAGTCAATTTAGCAAACTGTTTGTCAGGTCTATTGATTGAGAACCCTCTGTATCCCCTGTTTTTAAGATGATACAATAATCTTGGCTTATTGTTTTCTACCAAAATAGGCATCCCATAAAATACACAAGCCATTAATACTTCTTCAAAGAATATCTCAGCAGTCTGTGGTCTTGCAATATATTCTAGGAAAAACTCATTCACAGGAGCATCATCCATGTGAAACTTAGTCATTCCATGTAACGCTCCGTTAGAGCCACGTCCGCCAACCACAGCAGATATATCGTATGAATCACATCCAAATGACCCAATATGTTCATTGCCGGGATACTTAATTCCATTACGTATGTGAACATTATTCTGTAAATGTTTTTGAGGGAACCAACTTACATTAAATCTTCCCCTTGGGTCAGGAGTCCAAATGACCACAGTATCTTTAATACCATCCTTCCAAGAGAAGGACCCGCGAGTAAGGTAATGCTCCTTAATCATGGAGTCATTGTAATCAATCTGCTGATATATCTTAGTCAGATTAAATATTGATGACTTGCTCTCGTCACGGAAAGCATGGCTTTCTGTTCTAGGAAACTGACGATAGAATTCATTCAATGCATCAGGGTCATTCTTCAATGAATCAACTTCAGCTTCCCAATAATCTACAGCTCCATTTGTAATCCAATTACCATCAACTCCTTTGATAGGTTTATCAGGCTTATTAAATACAGGGTGACCATACAAGTCAATAAAGCCTTCCATGTTCCACTCCATTGGAATGAATATGGAATAAAGCCCACTCTTGGTTTGGCCGTTAGCATTACGAGTCTTCACATTTGACTCTTCGTAAATGTCTTTAAAGTTCTGACCACCTTTATTCAAAGCGTTTGATGTAGAACCCATCATGCATTTACCAATAATCTTACTACCTAATCGTAAACAAGTTTTAGTTACACGCCAATTCTCCTTGATGTTTACAGGTTTTGTCCACTTACCACTTTCGTCATGTGCTAAGAACAATAGCTTCTCACCATCATAAGAGTTGTCTTCTGTGTTCTTCCAATCTATAGTAGTATCAAGTCCATCAATTTCTGAATCATCTGATTCATACATATTCTTCTTTGTAATCTTTGCAGCAGGGACACGAAATGCCAATTCAGTTTTTGGCTTGTCCATACCGTCCATGATTGGTTTAAAGAAGAATGGAAGACGGCTATTGATTGGGACAACCTTATCGGTAAACATCTTCTTGGCATCAGCACCTGTCTTTGACAAAATACCAATACGAGAATCACGAGCAAGTGTACCTATGTTCACGCATTCAGATGATGACATGAAGGAGAATCCTGAACGTCTAATCTTTAGGTAGACCATTCCAAAACTTCTTGGGTCCGCTCTACAAGCTTCCCAAAATATCCAATAGATTCTATTGGCTTCACGGAAGTCAGGGTATCCTACGTCAATACTAGACCATTGGAGGTACATATAGTGTGAGCCTGTGATATAGGTCTTCACCCCATTGTTCATAAACCAAAATCCCTGCTCTCTATAGTCAAACTCTTTCTCAATGTAATCTACCCACCTATCTTTAAATTCCTTTGGCCTTTCATTCCATTGGAATATAGACTGAATCTTAGCTAGGTCTCTTGGTATATCTTGACGTTCCCAATACTGCTCTTCTTTCTTAGCGTCTCTTTGAAAACATTTGTCAGGTGCTGCAGGTAGAGCAATCCTCAATCCTGAGATTTCAACTATCTCACCTATATGACCCGTCTTAGATATTACAACAACATCGTACTGCTCATTATAGCCATATATCCAAGACCGCACTCTATTCTTGTTAGAGATGACAGCTGAAGGTATAGCATTCTTTAATACCCTGAGTAGATTATTGTTTTGATTTTCTTTCTGCAAAACCTTGTTTTGTATCTGTTTTACTTATGCCTTTATCAATCGAATCTAAGCTTTCTTTCTCTGACTCTATTCTATTAAGAATCTCGAAAGCATCAAATATCGCTAGTTTCTTTGTGGCTGCTGCATTCTTTAATCTATCTGCTGCTAGCTCGCCCTCCTCATCACCACTTTTCACTACGCTTTCTTCCGCTACTTTAATTAACTCGTCAACGGCTTTGTATCCTGCAGCAATGATTCTAAGTTTAATCTCTTTCATTTTAAACTTTTTAACATCTCAATCATTTTCGGATGCGGGTATATGTCAATCTTGTCTCTACGGACAGAGTTGTGTGTATATATCCCGGGCTCACCTTTCAATGCCCTAGATGAAATATCCCAAATATCTTCGTTATAATCTAATGGAATGCCATATCTTTTATTCCAAAGAAGCAAAAGCTTTTCAACAGATTCAATCTGAGCAATTGTATAGTCATGGAAATAAGTAAATCCTTTGTATGGTTTGTCTAGTTTAATAATCCCATTGGTCATTTCTCTGCCAACGTAATTATAAAACTTACCATTTACTTCTTTCAGATTACCCCAATTGCATATCTCAATTCCTATACTAGTCTTATCTAATTGCTTAAACGGAATCTTTCTACTGCTAAAGACACTCTTCTGCAAGCCTAGATGATATGCCCAATACTTAGAGCTGAAGCCCTGTACAATCTGACCATCTACACATCCTTTGCCTATACCTGATATGCACACGCAAGTAGCCACTCTTTCTGAGTTAGAAGACCACCAAGCAAATGTTCCAACACCATTAGGATTTCCTGCAGTATGATGCAAATACACCTGAGTCTTTGGATGTTCCTCTGCTATGTATTGACTTGAAGGAAAATCTATCTGTATTATGTTCATTTTGCTTTTAAGAATATAACCTGAATTAATCTAGCTGACTGCTCATGTCCAAAGTTCTCAAATATGTTTCTAGAATGAAAGACATCAGAATTAAAAGCAATCATTCTATTAAATTTAGAATAAACCACAACTAATGGATTCTTATCTTCATCGTATATAGTTGTCCCGTCTTCAACAGGAGACAATTCATTTAAGTACAATATACAAGTAATGTCTCCCATCATCTCATCCGTATGGATGAAATTAGGCTCACTCTGATTTAATGGTGACCTTCTGACGAAATTAAATCTGACTTCATAATCAGGAAATAATTGAGAGACAAATTTGGCAAAGTCATCGTTACTGTCTCTAAGTTGTATGTTTTGGAAGACGTTGAGTCCGTCTTCCACATCTTGAAATCCGTGGTAATAGATGTCTGATACATAATTTTTAGGCTCTTTTAGTACGTCATCGAATGCAATTAGATTCATAATTTGATTGTTATTTGGTGGTCATACATTCGATAAAGCTTTTCATCATCTACTGTAAACTCGTATTCACTATCAGGGCTAAAACAAACCATATCTCCTTCTTTGATGCCACGCTCAATAAGGTATTCATTTGGATACTTCATAATCCCCATCAAAGGCTCTTCACTAAAAGGCTTTTTAATATAGCTCTCAGTAGCCTTGATAGGTTTTACAAAACAATATCTATCGTATGAATTCCAAACTCCATTGCTTTTGTACATAAAGAATTGGTCAGGCTCAATAAAAAATAAGTCATCTTTAAAAAATGACTTACCGCTTTTTTGTCTGCCCTTCATGTCATTGTAAAACTTGAACACGTTATGGTGAACAAGT